CTCCTGGATGATCATGACCTGGACCGACAGACCCGTTGCTGGGTCGGTGGCCTGAGACACATCAGCACCCGGGATTTCATTGAAGGGCAGAGCGGTCGCAACAGCGATAGCGTCGGCACCGCAGAGGAAGCCAGCAAGGCCTTCAGCGTTGGCAGCGAGGTTGCTGAACTGGTAGACCTGAGCGCCGGCAATCGTGCCGAGGGAGCCGGAGGAGATGACGTTAGCACCGAGCTGGAAGGCGGCGATGATGGTCGCGTCGCTACGGAGGTCGGAGATGTAGGTGTTACCGAGAACGAGGGCGCGCTTGTCTGGGGCCTTGGCGTCATCGAGAACCTTCTGAGCGGCCACGACTTCAGCGTAGTCCAGAGAGGCACCAGTCACAACACCAGAGGCGTAGTTGGCAACGGTGACGAGGCTGTTGATTTCCGTCATGCACTTTTGGGAGAGGGCGATAGCAGCCGTCTCGACGAAGTTGTTGGCGAAGAAGCCCACGCCGTACTCGCGGATGTCCAGAGGCGAGAAGCGGCTGGAAACCTTGAAGTGTTTTAAGGTTACGCTGGTCGAGGTGACACTGGCGTCGTCTTGGGTGAGGTAGCCACCAGTCGAGAACTCAGTAGCGGTCGAAGTGCCGATCAGGGGAACCTGAATGGTCTTGCCGGCGCCCTGGATGGACGAGGTGAAAACGGTGGAGAAGCCCGAGAGCATCGGGAGTTTGTTAGCAAGGGCCTTGATGACGCCCTGGGCGAGAACTGCTGGAGCAGCTGCGATGGAATTAGCCATAGTAGTATATTAGGAGATTAGGGTGAGAGAAAAAATTAGACCTTGATTGACGCGTAGATGGCCTGAGCGTTCTTCGCGAAGAAGTCGGCTTTAGCAACTGGGTCAGTCAGGGAATTGAAAGTAGCGAGAGCGTCCACCTTGGCGGCGACGTTGTCGGAGCCGGGGATGATGGCGGTCGGTTCGACGCCTACGGAGGCGGCAATCTTAGCGGCTTCCTTAGAGGCCGAGACCTTGGTGCTTTCGAGTTCCGCGATCTTAGCGGCGAAGGCGTCACGCTCGGCGACAGCCTTTTCGAGAGAGACACCGAGAGCAGAGAGGGAGGCTTCCTTGGTGACGAGGTCGGCCTTGATGGCAGAGAGTTCGTCCACGGCGCCTACGGTCAATTTCTCAACGGTCGCACGGAGGTCGTCGCGTTCGGCAGTTAATGCCTGGGCGAGAAGGTCGGCGGTCGAGAGTTGGTCTTCGATAGTCATCTTGTAATTGCGGATAGTGGAAACGAGACGGGCTTACTTCTTCTTGGCAGGAACGGCAGGGGCAGGGGCGATGCTGTTCTCTGCCCACATCGAAACCGCTTCATTGAAGGAGTCCGCTAGGCCAGTCACGAGACCGCGCTGGGCGGCCTGCTTGCCAGAGAAGACTTGGCCTTCCATGTCCTCGGCCTTAACCATCTTACGCGTCTTAAGCACGGCGGCCTTGAAGTCGGCGTGGATTTCGTCGACCCCTTCCTGAAGGTGGGCCTGATGGGCGTCGGTCACTTCGGCACCGGGTACGCCGATGGCCTTATGCTGACCAGCCTTGATGACGATCATCTTAATCCCTTCGGCCTTGGCGGCTTCCGAGTAGTCAGCTACGACCATGTAGACGCCCACGGAGCCGACGGTGCTAGAGGGGGAAGCGACGACCTTATCAGCTGCGGCGGCAACCCAGTAGGCGGCGCTTGCCATCTCGGTGTCGGTGTAGGACATCGTCGGCTTGGCGATATTGCGAACCTTGTTGGCGAGTTCCTCGACGCCCGTCACCGTCCCGCCAGGGGATGAGACTTGGAAGGCGATGCGGGTCACTTGCGGGTTCATCGAGTACTCGTCGATGGTGTCGGCGATGTCAGAGACATCCACGGCCCCAGTCATCTTCTCGAGGGGCGAGAGGCTTTTGCCAATCACGCCGGCAATCGGGATGACGCCCGTGCCGTCCTCGGCGATATAAGCCTTCGGGACTTCGCCGAAGAGCTGGGCCAGCATATCCGTAAAGCCAAACTTCTCCGCAAGCACGCGGTGATCGTTAGCCTTGGCAGGGTCGATGAGGAGGGCTTCGCGACCGTTCAGGCCGTTGAGTAAGAAACGCATTTTAGGAAGAGGTCTCGGTTTCAGCGCTAGGCTGAGGGGTGGAGGAGGTTTGCTCGACAGTACCAGGAGCGGTATTGATTAGCAGATTGGACAGGGTCTCGAAGGGGACGCCGTAGGTCTTGGAGAGGTCCAAGAGATAGCGGACGTTCTGGGCTTTGATTTCAGCCTCCTCCTCGAAGTTCATCCCGCGCTGATTGTAGATTTCAGAGAAGGACAGAAGGCCGATGCGGAGGTCGTCGCGGTCGTTAGCCGAGTCGCGTCCACCGTCCACCGTCACGCTCTTCGGGGTCGTCCAAGACACTTCGGTCCAAGACTCATCGTCGGGTAGTTCGCCGTTCGCGATGGCCTGACCGATGACGTATCCCCAAGTCGGCTGACAGAGGGTCGTGATAATGACCGACTGATACTTGCCGAAGACTCGCCCGGCCTTGGCGGTTACGAGACGAACCGATGCCCCGCCTACTTTTTCTGGCGATGAAACGAATTCGAAGGGTAGCACCCGAACAATGTCCCGCTCGAGCGCTTCAAGGAAGCCGATAGCCTGACTGCCGCGGTTGGAGGCGAGCAGCTGGAGGTCTTCACCGGGCTCGAGGGCTAGGATTTTACCGCCCATCGACGCGTACTGCTGGCCCTGCGTCAGAGGGGTGGACTGACCGAGTTCGGCACCCATGTCGGTCGGCATAAAGCCACCTGTCTTTTTCAGCACCCTTGTCACGTCGCCGTGATCCTTCATTGCGAGGATTTCGAGCAGCCTGACATCCATACTATCTTGCACTAGGTCGACCGCACTTTGCAGGATGGGGACTCCACGGGCACCGCTGGCCCACTCCTGGTCGACGATGTGCATCACTGCGTTAGAGATAACGTAGCGGGCAGAGCCGTCTGAGCGGTAAATTGAGAAGCCAGCGAGTTCGCCGTAAGGGCCGAACTGAACGCCATCATGCATGCCGGGCGGGCATACGTCTGGGGACAATGGGTCGCCGACTCGGTGCGACTCCATGATCTGCAGCTTCGGCACGTCAAAACCATTGCGGGTCTTTACGGCAAACGAGTCGCCGTCACGGAGCATACCGCGGAGGAGGATGTTCTGGACTTGGTTAAACGAAAAGCGGCCGGTGATATCGCATTTCTTAGCCCACTCATTAAAGTAATCGTTATAGGCTTCGCGAGCCTCGGGCGTCGACGCGTGGGACTGATGTTTAATACCGTCTCCCACTGTATACAAGGTCAAGTCATTTAACACCTGGTTGAACAAGCCTGAATTTCGTTCGGCCCAGCGACACTTACGGACCATCGACAGGCGGTCGAACGGCGAGAGGTCGCGGCGTAGGTCACGCGGTTGGGCGCCGTACTGCCCCAAGCGGAGGCGAGTCAGCCCCGTGCTTTGCCAGCCACCAGCGGAGGCCTCGGGCTTCGGGGTTCCCTTGCGGGCCTTGATGGGTAGACGCTTTTTGACTGCCATAAATTAGTTACGGATTGGGTTGTTCCAATTCGTCCGACCAACCGTCATACGGACCGAGCCCGGGTACTGCTGAGGGTCGAGGATACCGAGGGCGTACTGAGCCTCGGCAAGCATCTCCTTCGGGGGCATCGCAAACGACTTGGACGCAGACGAGCCGCTGTCCGAGTAGGACATGAGGGTCTTTCCTTCCGTAATCATAGAGACCGCTTTGGTGCGGATTGCCAAGAGTTCGCACTCCGTGAGGCCGATAAAGATGCCGGATGCCATGTTAAACTTGCATCTCTTGGAACGAAAGGGGGCGAGCCGAGGGCCAACGATCCGAACCTCCAAGCCAATGTAGGTCCCCACAAACCCCCGACTCGCTTGCATTTAAAGTGATAGAGTTGGGCACGGTGTCAAGTTGTAGGTGCTTCGGCTTCCGTGGTCGTAGCCTCCCGACCGACGACGCCCCAGCGCACGGCAGCCAGCATGGCTAACACTTCGCAGTCAAGGGCGTGGTTGTCCTGAACCCCTTGGGGAAGTATCCACATCGGGCGACCCGTCCGCTTGTCCTTTACGCGGACCTCGGAGTTCAGCTGCTTGGCGTACTCCTCCACCGCGTCACGGGGGAAGGTGTGCAACTTGCGGACCCGTAGGCCATGCAGAAGGTCTTTGGCGGCTGGCACGGAGAAGACAATAAACGACACTCGGTTGGCTTGCCCTGGTACAATCATAGCCTGAGGGTCAGAGTAAAAGCGGCGGGTCGTCTGTCCGTTTGACGAGGTCACCGCAAAGTCGTCGAGGTGCGAGCCCTTGGTGGTCTTCCAGCCGCGGCGACAGCACTCGGCATACACGGCTTGCGTCTGGTCTCCTGAGTCGACGGCGATTAGGGCTTTATGCACGCCGTGCTTGCGGGCTAGGTCGTCAAGGCCTGTCCAGGTCTCGACCTTCTCAAAGGCCATCAGACGGCTCTGCCCGTTACGGCTCCAGCGGCGCACGGTTGCCCAGAAGTGCAGCCCGCCTTTGCGTTGAGCGTCGATGCCCATTGTTCGGAACGG